GGGCGGTGCGTTGTTGATGTTGATGACCCAGCCACCGGAGCCGCCGCCGACCTCGTCAGCCGGCACGACCTGGCCGCTCGACGTGGGCAGCATGTATTGCCGGCCGCCGCTGCCGACGAACATCTCCGGCGCCCCTGTCTCGTTGACGCGGTACATGCTGCCGGCCGACACCGGGCCGCCGAACTGACGGCCGCCGCCGTAGTTGATGCCGGCGATGCCGCTGATGAGAGCGCCGCCGGCCGATGCGATGGCCGCGTAGTTCGCGAGCTTCTGCACCGGCGTCAGCGCCGTCGGGTCGGCCAGCGCCTGCATGATCGCCATGTTCAGCTTCAGGCCGGCGTCGGCGATGGCGAAGGCCTTCGAAGCCGCGAACAGGGCCTTGAAGGTGCTGCTCTGCTCGCCGCCGAACTGCTTCGCCAGCGCGGCCATGTTGCCGAACAGGTTCGAGGTCGCGCCGAGCAGCTGGCTCTGCGCGGCCATGCGGTCGTTCTGCTCGCGCTGCATGATCTCGCTGATGCGCGTGGCAGTGTCCTGCTCGAGCTGCACCTTGGCGGCGGCGTACAGCGCCAGGTTCTCCTGGTCGAGCGCGGCGTACTCGCGGAGCAGCGCGCTCTTCTGCTCGAGCTCAAGCTGCAGTCGGGCCACCGGGTCGTCGCCGATGGCCAGGCCCATGGCGAACTGCGCGCCCTCGTCGCGCTTGCGCTGCGCTTGGGCCTTGGCCTGGGCTTCCTGCTCGCGCCGGCGCTGCTGGTTCTCGAAGAACTTCTGAGCCGCAGCGTCTGCCTCCTCCTGCACGCGGCGCTCGCCCTCGATCTGCTCGAGATAGCCGCGGGTGCGTTCGTCGGCCGCGCGCTTCGCCTCGTCGGCGGCCTTCTTCGCGGCCTTCGGGTCCGGGCCGCCGGTGTTGCTGCGCAGCGTGCTCGGCCGACCGCCGGCCGCCATGCGGTCGCTGCGGTCCATGTACCCGCCGGCCGTGTTCCCCATCGCGCCCATGCGCTCGCGCATCGCCTGCCCGGCCAGCTGGCGGCGGCCCAGACTGCGCGCGTCGGCTGCGTCGAGCTCTGCGCGCGCTGCCGCGGCGTCGGCCTTGATCTGGTCGCCGAGGGCTCGGGCCTGCGCGAAGTCGCCGCGCATGACGGCCGCGATCTGCGCGCCGATGCCGCCGATCTCGCGGCCCACGCCCTCGAACACGAACCGCACGTTGCGGCCGAACACGCTCAGCGTCTGCCAGGCCATGTCGGCGGCGTCGGCCACGTAGGACAGCACCAGCGTCGTGCGGCGCGACCACTCGCCGATGGCGTCGTTCCGGCCGAGGTTGTTGGCTTCGCCGCTGGCGGCCCGGAGCTGGTCGGCCAGCAGGCCCACGGCCTCGGCGGTGCCGTTGGCCACGCCGGTGAGCACGCTGCTCGTGCCGCTCAGGTCGTCGGCCGCCTGGCTGGCCGCGCGCAGCTGGTCGACGATGGCCATCATGGCGGCCTCCAAGGTCTGCGGCAGCCGCTTGAAGTCGGTCTCGATCTGCCCGGCCGCCTTCGTGAGTGCAGCCGTCACCACGTCGGCTGTGAGCTTGCCCTCTTCGCCGAGCTTCTTCAGCGCGCCCACCGGCACGCCGATACCGGCGGCCAGCTGCTTCATCAGGTACGGCGCGTTCTCGAGCAGGCTGCGCAGCTCGTCGCCCTGAAGCTGGCCGGAGCCGAGCGCCTGGCCGAACTGCGTCATTGCGCTGGCGGCTTCGGTGGCGCTGGCGCCGCTGACCTTGATCGCCATGGCCAGCAGCTCGGTGATCCGCAGCGTGTCCTGCTGCGTGCCGCCCATCTGCATGATCGAGCTGTTCAGGCGGGTGAACACCTGCACGCTGTCGGCGAGCGCGGTCTGCGTGCGCACGCTGATGCGCGCCAGCGCGTTCATCGCCTCGGCGCCGCGCTCGATGCTGCCGGCGGCCACCTCGACCCGGGCCGACAGCAGGCGCATGTCGTCGGCGACCTGCGCCATCTTGATGAGGGCCAGCGCGGCGGCCAGGGCCTTGACCGCCAGCGCCACGGCGCCCATGCGGAACTCGACGCCGCGGAGCGCGCTGTCGGCCTGGCGGCTCTCGCGCACCATCTTCGAGGTGTCGAGGTCTACCTCGTAGAACACCCCACCTACGTTGAGACCACCCGGGCTATTCACCGCGCCGCTCCTTCAGCCGCTTCATCGCCGCCTCGTACTCGGCCCGGGTGGGCACGTTCTTGCCCTTCGCGGCGCCTTCCTGCGGCGGGAACTTCACGGCCATGAGCTGCTGCAGCTCGGTCATGGACAGCGCCGCCGCCTCGTCGTGCGTCATGCCCAGGTGCACGCGGCCGAGGGCGATGAACTGCGAGGCGTCGAAGCGGTTGCTGTAGCTGCCGCCGTCGCTGGCCGCGGCCGGGTCAGGCTTGCCGCAGACGCCGTGCCGCATCAGGTGCCGGGCCAGGATCAGCTGCTCACTGGCCGGCATCTCGCCGCCGTGCTCGCCGTTGTCGTCGTCGAGCCAGCCGATCAGCTCGCTGGCGTCGTCCTGGTCGCACAGCACCGCCAGCACCTCGCGCGCCACGCGGGCAGCACGCGGGCCGTGCAGCGCCGCGTACACCTCGACGACGCCCTCGGGCGTGCCCAGCTCAGCGACGCGGCCGATGCTGGGGGTGAATGTCCACTCGCGCCCGTCAGGCAGCTGCGCGCGGACGAAGCCGTGCTCGACCAGCATGCCGGGGGCAGAGGCCGGTCAGATGTTGAACAGCTGCGCGACGCAGGTCGCCGCGCCGGTCAGGGTCACCACGCCCTGGCAGTAGCTGCCGATGGTCGACAGGCGCACGGCGCGCGACAGGCCGGCGCCGATGACGATGTCGTAGCCGCCGGCGACGCTCACGTTGCCAAGGCCCGGGACGCTCACGGTCGTGCCGGCGTCGCCGTCGATTTTCAGCGTCAGGCTGCCGCCGGTCGGGTTGCGCACGACAAGCAGCTGCACGCGGTTCGGCGCGAAGGTGATCGTGTCGCTCGCCGAAAGAGTCGTGAGGGGCGCGGCGAAGTCGCCGTTGACGTTGGCTTCGATGCTTGCGATGGCGGCCATGGTTCAGGCTCCTAAAGTGGTGCGGCGGTCAGGCCGGGGTGAAGGTGACAGCGCCGTTCGACTGCGCGCTCGTGCTCCAGGTGACGACGTCGTCGTAGGGCGACGCGCTCTCCCAGGAGCTGAAGATGAACGGGCCGACCGTCACGCCGTCGGGTCCGGTCTGGCGAATCCAGGCCTTCGGCTGGTTCGCGGTGCCGGCGCCCGGGTTGTAGATGTGCGCCTTCAGCTCGGCCTGGTTGTGCACGGCGTCGGTGTAGGCCACGCCGTCGCCGCTGAACTCGACCTGCTTGTAGGTCACGAGGCTCTGGCGGGTGAACTGCGGGCTCTTGTCGCCGGTGGCGTCAACCACGTCCCAGTTCACGTTCATGCCCTTGCCGCGCATCATCCCCAGGGTCTTGAAGACCAGGGAGCCGAGGACGGCGTTTTCGTCGCCGATGGCGAACTCGATCAGTACGTCGCGGCCGGTGTAGGCGGGCATGGTCTCTCTCCTCTGCGGTCAGACAGGTGCGGTTTCGGTGATCGCCGCGATGGCGACCGAAGAAAGGGGCCGCCCTTCGGCGGTGGTGGTGAAGCTGGGCTCGCTCGGGGCCAGGAACACAAGGCCGGCGACGGGCTCGCGCATGCGCTGGATAGCCGCCTCGACGAGGGCCGCGGTCTGCGTGGCGTCGCCGTCCTTCAGGCCCATGAGGTCGAGCGTGAACTGAGGCCGGCGCACGCGGTCGCCGCTGCTGCCGCCGGCGGGGCGGATCACCGCGTAGCGCAGCATCGGGTCAGGTGCGCCGGCCACGCGGCCGAACGACAGCACGACGCCGGGCAGCACCGGGCGGATGGCATCGGCAATGCGGCCGGCGATCACGCTCACAGCCGCATCCCCCGGCGCAGCGCCTGCTCGACCAGCGGCTTGGCCTGCTCGGCGCCCTTGCGCAGGAACTCGGGCTCGCCGGACGGGCCCCAGACGACGCCCTTGCCGCTCGGGCGCGGCGTGTTCGTGCCCAGCAGCGTGCCGGCGGCCTCGTGCACCGCGGCGGCGTATTCGGCCGTGTAGCCGATGCGGCCGGTCACGCGGGTGACCTGCTGCTGCACGTCGCGGTACTGCGAGTTGATGAGGTTCGAGGTTTCGCGCGGCGTCATGCCCGCGGCCTCGCTGCCGATCGGGATCAGCATCGTCAGCACCGTGCGCTGGGCGCGGGCCTGCGTCGCCGTCAGAAACTGCGGCATGCGGTTGACCACGCGGACACGGTTGCGATCCATGCCGGGCATGCTAGGAACAGGCCGCCGCGGGCCCGCCCGCCGTCAGGTGGCGATGCGGAAGTCCGGGTCGCCCTCAGCGCGGAACGTGTCGGCCCAGGTGCGCACCGCTCGCACCTCCTCGGCGCCGGCCGCGAACGGGTCGGCCACGCCAGAGGCGCCGATCTTGACCATGTCGCCCTGCTTCACCCCGGGCAGCGACGTGTAGATCAGCAGCTTCGAGGTGAACTCCTCGCCGCTGGCCGAGCGCATGCGCACGTCGTCCTCGGCGTAGTCGCAGAGGAACAGCGCCGGGGCGCCGTGCGTGACAGCGCCGGTCCACTCGTCGCGGCCGGTCAGCGGCCAGAGGGTCGCGGTCTGCTTGTACGACCAGCTGGCCGAGGTCGTGGGCTGCGGCAGGTAGGAGCCTGGCGGCAGCGGCGTCGAGATCGAGATCGTGCCCGGGTCGCCTGCCAGCACGCGGCCGGTGCCCTGCTCGTACAGCGCATAGGTGGCGCTCGACGGGTTTGGCCCCTCGAAGCTGCCGTTTGGGAACAGGATGAAGGCCGGCGCGCTGCGGGTCAGCAGGACCGGGACGTAGCGCAGGCCCGCCGTCAGGCCGTCATTGAACAGCGCGCCGGGGCCGTGCGTGCCGGTCGCCGTCTCGGCCAGGATCTGCGAGCCCAGCAGGCCCCACTCCGGCGGCCCGGCGATCTCGAGCCCGGCGCTGATGCCGACCGGGATCGGGCTGAGCAGGTTGCGGTCCATCAGCTCACCGTGACGAGGCGGAACCGCACGCCCTGGATCGTGGCGCCTGTGCTCGGGAAGAAGCCGAACACCGCATAGGTGCCCGCCGCCAGGCCGGTGAGCGTGATCTCACCCGTCGTCGCGTCGGTCGTGCCCGTGGCGATGGTGCGCGTGCCGGTGCCCAGCGACTCGATGTTCGTGAAGGGCTCGACCACCATGCGCGTGGTCTGTCCGGTGCGGCGGGTGCTGCCGGTGGCGTCGGTGGCCACGGCGGGCAGCGTGGGGCCGCTGGGGGGAGGCGGCGCGGCGTTTACCGTCAGCGTGGCGTTGGAGCTCGTGGCAGCCGGCGCCGTGTCGCCCGTGACCACCACGCTGTAAAGGTCGCCGTTGTTCGCGCTGCCGCCGCTCACCGTGGTGGCCGGCGTGGTGTAGCTGCTCGACGTGGCGCCGCTGATGTTGGTGCCGTTCCTGCGCCACTGGTACGTGAGGCCGGAGCCGGTGGCGGTCACGCTGAAGGTGGCAGTGGCGCCGGCCGTGACCGTCTGGGATGCCGGCTGCACGGTGATGGAGGGGGCGGTGCCTGGCGCGCTGGGCGTGACGCTGTTGGACGCGGCAGAGGGCGGCCCGGTGCCCTCGTCGTTGGTGGCCGTGACCGTGAACGTGTAGGGCGTGCCATTCGTCAGACCCGACACCGTGATAGGGCTCGACGCACCGGTTCCAGTCAGGCCGCCGGGGCTCGACGTGGCGGTGTAGCCGGTGATCGCAGGGCGGCCGGTGTTGTTGGGCGCCGTGAACGCAACCGAGGCGGATGCGTTGCCCGCCGTGGCCGTGCCAATGGTCGGCGCGAGCGGCGCCTCGGCCTGGTCGGTGATGTTGAGCGTGACGGCCTGGGCCACCGCATCGCGCAGCACGTTGAAGCTGTAGCTGGCTTTGGCCTCGTGGTCGAAGTTGCCGCTGGCCAGGGTGACGACGCCGCCCGAGCTGATGCTGAGCAGGCTGGCGTCGGTGCCCGTCAGGCTCCAGGCGCTGCCGCCCGTGGCCGACCAGGTGCCGGCGCTGTTCTGGTTCTCGGCAACGGCGTGGGTGATGCTGGCGGCGCCGGCAGAGCCGGAGGGGCCGGTGATGACGGGGCCAGCCGGCGCAACCGCTCGGAACGCCAGCACCGACCCGATGATGGCCGCGTTGATGTCGCAGGTCACCGTGAAGTTGCCGGTGTCCCCCGCCGACGACTTGACGCCGCAGGCCGAGAGCCATGAGTGCGACGAGCTTCCCACGAAGGCGTCGGCCACTCGGCGGTGCCACGCGCCTGCGGCGGGCATGCCAGTGGTCACAGTGCCAGAGGATGCCGTCGTCGGGTCGGTGACCGCGTCGACGTTGCCCCACGAGATGCCACGGCCCGACGACAGGCCCATGTCGAGCAGGTCGTTGGTTTGCAGGCCGGTGAGCCCGGTCCAGCTAAACGACGTGGCGAACGGCTCGTTGATGTCCACCGTCGCTTCCGACACGAACGTGGCAACGCCCACGGTCGGCCGGTAGGCCTTGACAACGATGCGAACGGTGGTGCTGCCCGTGTAGCCGCTCAGAATGTTGCCGGGCGTGCTGGCACCGCGCACGATGTAGCCCCGCACGACGTTGCCAAGCAGGCCGGGGGCGTTGTTCTTGTTGACGGCGTAGCGCGTCGTCCAGTCGCCCGGGATCGTGGGCAGGAAGTCGCCCGAGGTCTGGACGAGGATCGTCAGCAGGTCGCCCTCTTGCGTGCCCGAAGGCAGGCTGAACGTTGACCCAGAGGGGTAGGAGTTCGTCCCCGAGACCGATTGCCCAACGTAGGTGAAGCTCATGGGTCAGACCGTGATGGTTGAGGCGTCGAAGAAGAAGCTGTACGCCGTGTAGGAGCGCTGCACTTGCCCGCGTGCGTTCAGGTGCAGGTTGTCGGCCTCGAAGAACGTCGGGAACGCCGGCTCGATCTGCTTGACGACAAGCCCGCCGGTCGTGTCGGCCACGGCCTGCTTGGCTGCGCTGATGCCCGCGTTGTAGCGGGGGCTGCCGGTCGGGATGTCGGTGAGCACGCCGCGATAAGGCAGGATGCCGTTGGCCTCCAGCGCGTCCAAGATGGCCTGCATGCGAGGCTCGTACCAAGCCTGGCTCTGCCCCGAGTCTGCCTCTGCCTGGCTCCAGAGCCAGAAAGTGCGCGACGAGCTGATGGTCACGCCGTTGGCCGTCAGCCACGCATCCTGCGATGCACGCCTGTTGATGCCATCCACCCAGCGCGTGGCACTCGGAGGCTGAAACAGGTCGATGGACGTGCCGCCGTAGGCGTTCTTGTCCATGTAGAGCACGCCGCTGGTTGTCTCGCGCATCCACCGCACGGCCATGCCGAACTCAGGGCCAAGCAGAGTGGACAGGGTGCCGTGGTTCGTGCCGGGAACGTACTGCGCATAGGCCGAGCCGTTCCAGAACATGACGCGCGTGAAGGTGTTGGTGCCGTTGTCCCAATCCACGAGCGTCGCGTCGGCGGTGATCGAGGCAACGCCCGTCCGAAAGGCGGAGCCCTCGGCGTTGCTCTGCCCCCAGAAGCTGATGCGGGCGTTGGCGCTCGGCGGCGGCGGCGGCGGCGGCGGCGGCGGCGGCGGCGGCGGCGGATCGCTGACCGTCACCGCCAGGGTGTTGCTCACGATGCCGCCCGGCGCGGTTGCGCGCACTTGAGCCGAGCCAGCCGCTGCCCAGGTGGCCGATGACAATTTCACCAGCTCGCCAGGCGCAGGCGCCACGGTCGTCGGGCTCCAGCTCACGCCGGGGCCGCTCACGCTCTCCATCGTCACGGTCAGCGGGCCGGTGAGGTTGGCCGCGGTCACGGTGATGGCCTCGGCCGTGCCTGCTACTGCGGCGCCGTCTGAGGATAGGGTGATGGTTGGGGCCGGGGGTGGGGGCGGGGGAGGAGGGGGAGGTGGCGGCGGAGTAGGCGCAGCCCGCCCCGCGTAGGCCGTCGTCACGCTCGACGCGACCGAGATGCTGTCAGGTTGGATCGTGGCCATGTGCGGGGCTGGTCAGCCTGGT